CAGGTTTCTGATAAGTGTCACCACAATAGTCACAAGTCAAATCCATTCTTTCATGCTTGTGCTCTTTGATATAACAGTCTCTAGAACAATATTTCTTTCCTCTTTTAGATTTAAACTCCTCTTGACAGCTAACACATTTTTCAATCTTATATTGTATTGACTTTTTATCTTTACATAACTTAGAACAGAACTTTGATTTTTCTGCTCTTGATGCAAGTTTTTTATATTCGCAAGCACAATTTGTGCATATCAACGTTACTTGTGTACTTTTTCTAGGCATAACTTACTCCTTTAAGAGTAAGTATCTAACAATGCGACTAGTTTACAGGTTGAGTCTAATTCACTTAGGGAAAAACATCTTTAAATCGATGTTTTTATCTTTTGCTTCTGTTAAATGTTTAAGTGGATTAAACTTATTAAGTTTATCCATTTCTTTTATTGACTCCCAAGATTGTCTTATTCCTTCCTTAAGACTTCTAGATCTACTTTTGCCTATAACGTCTAGAAATTTATCGTTACTTAATCTATGGTTCCCTAAGTAATCTGTTTCTGGGTGCCACTTAATAACTGACTCTAAACTTTTACCAGTCACTTCTTCAATTAGACTAACTATTTCTAATGTGTTATGAGGATTCTCTGCTGTAATGTTGAAATCTTCATAACTAATATCATTTACGATTAAGTCCATAACACTGCTGCAAAAATCTTCAACATGCATATAATCCTTTATCTTTCCAGGATTTAAAAACATATCTAAATTATTTATATTATTATGTATACAGAATAGAGACTTTGATATAAGAGAGTTCATATCTCCTTCACCACCGTATGCAAATAACGGTCTAACTACTAACCAGCTTTTTGCGTTATTCTTAACAGTCATTTCTCCAGAATACTTTTGAACAGCATAATTTGTTCGAGGATATATCGTGCTGTTTTCATAGATTTCATTTTCTTGATAAAGATATGTATCATATATGACTGTTGTCCCTATATACACAATCTTTGTATTTGTATTATTAGCTGCCTCAGTTATAATGTGAGTTCCTAACACATTAGTTGATATTGCATGCTCCGGGTTTAACGCAACAACATCAGTTCCTACAACAGCAGCATTATGTATAATAACATCAACATCTAAGTCTGAAAGAAGCTGCGACCATTTTTCAATGCTATTACTATATACACATACTTCACCACTCTCAGTAGTTTCATAGCCTTCTGAATATTTGCTTTCATCTAATGATACAAATTCATGACTAAATTTATTAATTTTATTTGATAAGTTGCTAGCGATAAAACCTTTTTCACCTGTTATTGCAATTCTCATTTTAGCTTGTCCTTTCACAATTTATAATTCTCATATCTTGTGTTCTTATTTTTTTTACGTTCCCGTTGTTGTATACAGAATATTCAAAAAAACTTCGTTCTCCCCATCTAGTCTCTTTTGTAAAAAGATGTTTTCTATCTAAAATCAAACTTCTCTCAACAAAAGCTGTAAAAATACAATTGTATTCGTAATGAACGTAGTCACCTATTTTTAAACCACTCTTATATGAACTATACTTTTCCATTTTTATATCACCTTATACTTCGTCATATCAACGTTTTTATAAACTACGTTGTCATATAACAATTCATAAACATAATAGTCTCTAATCGCATTAGAATACGTCTTTTTTTTATTCAAGACAATGACATTATTGATTTCTTTGTCTGTTGTAATGTCTTTCATATTTATCAAAGAACCTATTTTTATCATTTTTGCTTTTCAATTCTTTTATACTAGATAAATTTTTAACTTCTATACTTGAATTATAATTCATATTAAGTTTCAATATAAAACCGGATTCTTTTAAAAATACTATTTGACTCGGCCTAATATTGCTATCTGTATAAATGGCGTCAATCACTAAACAATTATCATATATATCTATTGAATTATAGTAATGTTGATGAATTTTTACACATACAAGATTACCAATATCTTCTTCATCCAAGAAAAAACTGTTGTTTATCTTAAAAAACATTTTCAAATTACTTTATACGTTATTATATTATAAGGTATAACATCTATTTCATTGTTTGATAGAACGTAAATCATAGCATAAAAGTTTCTATCTTTTTTTATGTCTATAACTAATCCTATTTTTTCTTCTTCATTTGAATATAAAAAATTGTAGTTTATAACATGGCCAACGTTAATGTTTAAACCAATATTATTTTCAGCCTTATTACTCAATCTTTTAAAATTCTATAAGCTTCAGGATCATCTAATTCTGTATTAGCTGCAGGTGGTTCTTCTTCAACGCTCTCAGGCAAAGTAGAATCGTGAACTTTGTTTGCCAAATCATTCTTTCCTGCCCACTGTAAGAATTGCATTAAAGGATGAGCAATAATATTATGAAAAGACCAGTTTTTAAATATTTTTTCATATTTTAAATTCATTTTAGTTCACTACATCCTTTATTTCGTCATCAGTAAACATTACTAATAAATTATCACTTATGCCCGTATAGAAACCATTAGGCCATTTTACTGATGTGTATTTGTATGGTATAACGTATTTTGTTTCTTTTTCCAGCTTTATTCTAACAAGAAAGCTTCTGTTAAACAAAAAAGTCCTTACTACGTTAACATTACTTATATATGTAACACTTTTATGCGTTTTTGTATCTTTAAATGACCAAAATTTTTCTGTGTCATTCGATTGCATCTGTGTATGGCTCTTCTATAAGTTCACCTTTTTCAATGACTCTATCAAGATAATCTTCTAATTCATTATAAGAAGTGCAAACTTTGATACCACTTCTTGCTAACATTAGATTAAACTTAGCGCCTTTAGGCAAGCCTGCACAAAAATAAATAATAGGCTTATCAAATGCATATGCATAACCAGTTTCCCAAATAGTCCCGATATCCTTGTCACGTGTATTAACAAGTAAAAAATCTGCTGTTTTAATATGATGTAAATTCCCTTTAAACGTAGCATCTTGAACCTCTTTTGAGGCGTTAGGTGGACAAATAAAAATCCTTCTTGGCGAAGCTAACTTAAAATAATCTTTTCTTTCATAAAAAATATTTTCTAGATGCGTCAATTCTTTCTCTTGCACATCATTAAACCAACCGCTAGCTAAATAAATCTTCTTCTCAATAATCTTTTCCATAATAACATTCTTTCTTTAATCGTTTTAAAACTAAAATTCTACTTTAAATTTGATCTTTTACTGAATTGATAAATTCAACGTCTTCATTCCACATTCTTGTAAATATCTTTTCCTCACCAGATTTATTCCCGTTAATCTCTTCACGACGACATTGATAGATCGAATCGTTTTCGTTAAATTCAAACAAATCGTTCTTAGTCTCAGGATGATAAAGATTTGTTCCTTTGGACGTAAATGTGCCATCAGGTTGTTCAACTCTAAAAGTTCTCACATAATGCATATCAGGTTTGTTAAAGTCTAAACAGGAAGCAACCTCGGGAATTCTTTCAACAACTAATCTCGCAATACGTGTAGCCATAATATTATCCACTTCAGGCTGGATTTGCATATCTTGACGCTGTTTAATAAATCCAATCAAATCTTTAAGATTAAACCTAGCAATATAAAATGTTTCAAGAGACTTAGGAAGAATAACTCTAGCGTCCATTAAAGAAACTACACGTGAATCAACCATATCTGAATAGAGTTGCTTTGCTGCTGCAGCTACTTCAACAAAACGCTTGTGGAAGTCTGAATTTTCAACAGATTCAGGAACTAAAATGTTGTCATTTCGAAGGTCTCTGTCGCCTGTGCATTGTGCAGCAAATGATCCAGCTCTATGTCGAATAAGATGTGTAACAGTCTGTGTATCAATACCACTTATCTTAAATGTAAAACCTAAACACTCCATAGGTGTAGGTAACGCTCTAAAGTTTAAAACATCTTGCAAATTACTTGAAGCTTCTTTGAAAGAAGCATTCTCAAATCTAGTTTCGCTAGGTGAATCTGCCCAAGTTGCCTTAGTCATATTCCAAGCAATTTTTTGTGCTTGTTCTTGCGTAGGCGCATCTACAACTTCAATGTTGAGTGACTCTAAGTTATTAATGTAATTAGTTACAGGATCTTGTCCAAATTTAAGATCCATAGGCAACAATACAGGTTCTAAGTTATTATTAATTGGCAAATTTTTTCTCCTTGTTATTTACCATTTATTATAAAATATATTGTGTATATTTACACACAATATAAATCTAGTAATTTTTACTAATTCTATCTCTTATTATCTCATCTTTTTTGTTAAACGCACAATAAAATTCATCAACATCAACGCCCATCAAGATGATTAATGAAAAGAAATAATTAAATGCATCAACTATCTCTTCTAGAAACTCTTCCCTATTAATCTCAGGAAGATCTGTGTCTCTATGCGGCTTCCAGTTTTTAAGATGACCAAGCGCTTCAAACATCTCCTCAACGCCTTTAAGCGCTGTTTCTCTTAATATAACTTGACTAGCTTTATCAGAAATATCAACAGGCCAATTATTATATGCCGAAGGGTATTTTAGTTTTATAAGATTCATAAAAGATTCACGTTTAGTGAATATACTTTCAAGCTTATCAGTCTTGTTTTTCATTCTCAATATTGTCTTCTGTTTCAGGTATGTTTTTCATCATTTTGTCAATCGAAGAATTAAATATCTCTTCATATTCTTCATCAATAATAAGAAACTCATCTTCATTAGAGTTAAATCTTACCATTCTCAAGTGATCTACAATATCTGTACCTGATAAAATAGCCATTTGAATTATTTTAGCAATATGTGCAATTGAATTATCGTGTAACTTCATTTTTTTCCTTTAAAAAATAAGTGGTTTATTTTGTAATTTTCCATTGATTATATCGTTGTCGTGTTCCATAATTTTAACAATTTTAACACCTTCAACTTTTTTTAGTGATTTTGCAACTTCAAGGAATATGTTTCCTTTAGTTTCAACAAATTTCGGTATATAAGAGACATTTAGCTCAATTATTCTATGCTTGTCTGTAGATATTACCTCTGAAAGCGGTCTTGTTTGTCTGACAGTTACTACACCGTTTAATGCTCGCATATCAGTCATTATATCAAGCACAGTTGGATTTTCTCTTTCTTCTATAGTAATTCTACATCTTACTAACATATTGACTAAATCTTTATGCCGTTCTCGTAATATATTCTTTTTCATTGATTAACTCCTGTTAGATGTAATAATTATCTGGTAATACAACTAGTTTTTAGAACGATATGCAGAAACAGTCACAGGCCAAACTTCTTCTACTATATTTAACATTAAATTAGCTAGCTGCTGTATTTCCCATTGCGCACCTTCATGCGTTCTTAACTCAATAAACTTTAATATGTTATTTAGATTAGCTGTAGCGTAGTACTCTGTGTATAGATTCTGGGGGAGAATCATTCTTGCTTGCTCTCTTGCTACACCTTTTTTAATCATATCTTCAAAGAGTAATAGTGAGTTGTCAATATGATGTGATACTGCTTCATTGCACAGTCTACTTTCTAATTCAATATTATATACATCCATTTGAGGGTTAATAAAATCATTAGAATTAGAAGCTTGTCTATTTGAATTATGTTGTGTTCTGTAACTTGTAGGGATATAAAACTGCAGATCTGCATCTGTGTATCGTCTACTTACTTCATTATAAGACCAAGTTCTATGTCTATGATGTTGTGATCTAACAAACAAAGGCACCTTAATTCTAAAAGTTGCAACATTGTGTTCTAAAGTTGAAGTATGTTTATGTTTAATAAGATAATTTATTAGTTTCTTATCTTTTTCATCTAACAAGTCTTTTTGTACACCAAAAGACACTCTTGCTGAGTTTACAACAGTTATATCTTCTCCCATACTTTGAACTAGTTCTACTTTTCCTATATTATCGTTATAAAGATAATGTGTATTTGTCATATAAATCCTTTCTTTGTTATAAAGATTATATGACAAAAATCATAATTTTACACTTATATTGAACTTTATTAAACAATGTCACCATCTAGATCATAATAAAGTTTTTCTGCCCAAGGTATAACATCCCATTTCTTTGCTGAAATGTTGTGATGTCCTACAATACTATATTTAGACGCTTCCTTTACAGACATTACATCTAAACTTTCACATACTGGTTTATCATCTAGGCTCGTAGCTTCTCTTAACGACTGCAAAAACTCTCTACACACATCCGCAAAATCATCACCAATCATAACTAGTTTACGACCTCTAACTCTCCTATCAGGTATTTTGCATACTTGAAGTTCAGCATCTGGGTACCAACCTTTAGTTTTTTCCCAATACTTGTCATCTGGATGCATACAAATATCAATTCCAATAGAATATTTATTAAACTTTCCAGCATGATACGCAGCTAGTCCTGTATCTAAACACTGTAAGATTTCATACTCACCTGTCTTATGATTTCGCCCAATTAAGAAGTGAGACGAAACGTGTCTACCTCTAGCAAGATTAAATACGTTATAGCAGTGTCTAGTGTTTAATCCTCCCCAGTGAACGCATATTGTTGATGGGTCTGATTTTCTTTTATACCAGTTTTTTGTTCCATCATCAAGCTCATATAGAGGTGCTGACCAATCAATCTCCAAAGGAGAATCAATAGGAACTACTTTACCCATATGCATCATAATAGGCATGCCGTAGTATTGTCTAACTGCCCTATGTGTGTTAGGACCGTATACACCATCCGCTTTAACGCCTACTTCTTGCTGTAACGATATTACATATTCTTTGTTTTTGTTTAGTGTTGAAAACTGTTCCATTAAGTTAATCCTCTCTTGATAATGTACATATTAATCTAACTCAATATTTAGTGTAACAGTTGCCTTCAAAGAAGGAACTCTTAAGTGTTGCGCAATATTATGCTCTTTAGCATCTTCAGCGTCAAGATACCAATCAGCATGACCCTTGTCATGTATTAAGTTTATAAAGTAATCATCAGATTTTCCGCAGTTTCTTGCCATCATCGTATAAACTTTCTTATTAAGCCTTTCAGCTTCGCGTGCATCTGATTTAAGCTCTTCAACTTTGCCAAAAGCCATTGACGAAACGTCATGAATCATCATTGTTGCATCTCTATCCATAAATCTTAGACCGTCTTCTCCAAACGAAGCCAATAACGCGCCGCAGGACATCGCCTTTCCTTTAACTATAGTTGCTACAGGAACCCTTGAAGACTTAATCGAAGATATCATTGACAAAAGCGAATAAGCTTGACCTCCAAAAGAATCAATAACTACTGGGACTATTTTTTGTCCTGTGTTTTGTGCTGCACTCATTAACGTACTAAACTCATTTGCTGTCTCTTCATTAAACTCATTTACAGTAATAATGACTGGGTCATGATGCAGCTCTAGTTCTTTTATTAGCGGAGACACGTCTGTTATAAAGTTAACCATTAAATACTTCCTTATTTGAATATTTTTATTATATGTTATATTATAATATTTTACAGGACTCTAAGCCCATCAATTGTTGTTGAGCCTATTTTTCTAGACTTTTCTACGCCGTCTTCTATAACAACAAATGTAGGAACATTCATTATTTTGTGTTGCGTAGCCAAGTCCACATCTTTTGATATATCAATATACTTAATATTTAATTCTTTTTTGACGCTTTCATCAAGCATGTTTTTCATTTGTTTACAAGGGCCACACCAAGGTGCGCTAAAAAATAATATTTCTTTTTTCATAATTTTCTTTCTTTTAACCTAATAATTCCCATCCCCAATTATCACCACTCATACCATCAGCATTATAATCTGTGACTGTTCCTTCGAAGAAGTTTTTAAAACTATCTCCATTAACAATCCAATCGATCCACTCTAGCGGATTAGTCTTAATCTTAAAGTTAGGTTTAAGTCCTAACTGGATTAAACGTCTGTCAGCAAGATATCTGATATATTTCTTTACTTCTTCTTTTTCTAGACCCTCAATTTTACCCATTTCATATGCCAGGTCAATAACTTTATCTTCTAACTTAACAGCAGTTCTATACATTTTATAGATAGCTTTTTTAAAATCGTCATTAACAACTCTTGGATGTTCCTTTACATATTCTCTAAACAGTTGTGTCATTCCTTGGACATGCATTGTTTCGTCTCTAATGCTCCACTCAACAATTTCGCACATTCCTTTCATCTTGCCGAAACGTTGATAGTTTAAAAGCATAACAAAAGCTGAAAAGAGACTCATACCTTCGTTGCATGAAGATTGTGCCAAAGCTAACCCTAGTCCTTTTCTAGTTGAAACGTCATTTTTTTGCATGAACTCAATTTTGTCACTCATTTGTTTATACTCTAAAAAAGCTCTATATTCTTCTTCGGGCAAACCTAGTGTATCATTAAGTAGAGCATAGCTACGTTGATGTGTGCCTTCACGATTTGCAAAGCTTAATAGCATACTCCTAATTTCATTATTTTTAAACTTAGGTATAAACAGATCACAATAGTTGGCGCCTACTTGAACGTCACTCTGTGTGAATAATCTTAAAATTTGCGTAATATGATTCTTTTCTTCTTTAGATACTTTATCGCCTTTCCACTGATTAACGTCTTCTTGAAGCTTAGCTTCCCAGCTACCCCAATGAATTTTTTCATGTGATTCTGCAATTTCCATTGCCCATGCGTATTTAAACGGCTTATATGTTTTACTATATTTTAAAAGCGACATTTATTTTTCTAAAGCCTTTCTTATGTTTTCTTTAACCATCGGTACAAATTCGTACTTATCTAATTCATCAATGCTAATCCAGCTATAGTCTATAGACTCTGGAAAACCCAGCTCTTTACTTACTGGCAGTAGTTCTTTTCTTTCTTCTTGATTTTTCTCATAACTAAAGTATGACGGGTCAGGTAGTTGATCTAAACTAGAGTGTAATTTAGTCATAAATGTTTCTAAAACCCAACCACCACCATCATCTACTGATATAGTATCTAAATTATGAGCTTCTAAGTCAATTGAAGTTTCTTCTAAGGCTTCTCTTTTTGCTGCTTTAATTGGTGATTCACCTTGATCGATACTTCCTCCTGGCAAGTTCCATTTACCTGGCATCCATGGAGCTGTATGTCCTCTTTGTAGAATTAATGCTTTATTATTTCTAATAATGACAACTGCAGCTGTATCTGGCATTAAACTACTTTCAATTAGCCTTAAATAGTTTTTTGTATATATTTTAAATTCATTGTAAGACATACTTGTTTCCTTTATATTATAATTATAAATAAATATTTTACAAAAGGTATTAAATTATGAAAAGAAAAGAATTTAAAATTCTTTTAGAAAACTGGAAAAAATTTTTAAACGAGAGTCTAAGAGAATATTCTGAGCTTCATATGTATGACTTTGATGACACTTTATTTAGAAGTCCGCTACCTCCAAAATGGTGGTACAAAGATTACAATGTTTACTTGCAGTGGGATCAAGATAATCCGGCAGAAAAAGCTGATGGTTTAACTGAAGATTGGGATGTTAGCCCGCAAAGTTTAGGACCCCCATTTATGGATAAAAACCCGGTAATAGAATCTGGCCTTTGGAAAAAAGAAGTCCTGGACTCAGCAAAAAAATCACAAGCCCAAGATAATGTTTACAACATGTTTTGCACTGGTAGAGAACAAGTTTTATATCATCATATAAAAGAAATGATGGATAATGTTGGATTAACATTCGATAGTGATAAATATTTCTTACAACCTGACAATCGAGATACTGCTATGTTTAAAGTCAATCAGATATCAAAAGTATTAGATAATAATCCTTCGATAAAAAAAGTAGTAATATGGGAAGACAGTGTAACTAATTTAACTAAAATTGAAGAACTTTGTGAAGCTAGAGGTCTAATATTTGTAGGTCATAAAATTTTAAAATCACCGTTTAAAATTGAGATGACAAAAGAAGAATATTTAGATCCTCATCAACCTTGACAGCTTAAACAATCATCATCGTCAAAATCTTTAAGTTTGTCTTGTTTTACTACTTGAGAAACTTTTTCTGCTGATACACCTGAGTTTGTACGTAAGTAATACAAACCTTTAAGCTTTTTCTTCCAAGCTCTGATATGAACTTCATTTACATAAGCTTTGTCAGTACCAGCTGGAAAAAACAAATTAACACTTTGCCCTTGACATATAAATTCCTGTCGATCTCCTGCGTGATCAACAATCCAACGTTGATCTAACTCAAATGCTGTCTTAAATACTTTTTTATGCCAATCAGACATCCAATCTAAATGCTGAACAGACCCTTCAGTTAATATAATTGATGTCCACTGATCTTTCAACCAAGATTCTTTGTCTTTTGTCCTTATTTCCTCTGCATATTGTTTAATTACTTTTTCTAAGTATGGATTTTTTACAAGGTACGAACCTACTCTTGTTCTATGTGTATAAGCATTTGATTTCCAAGGTTCAATAGAAGGAGATGTTCCCGCGATAATTGAAGAGTTTGCGTTTGGCGCAAGCGCCAAAAGATGAGAGTTTCTTACACCCCATCCTAATCCATCTGGACACTCGCCTTTTATCCTGGCTAACTCTATTGTCTTCTGTTTTGCTCTTTCTTTTATACTTGTAAATATATTTATGTTTGCAGCTTTTGCAATACCAGATTCAAACGGGATGTTTTTCTGTTGGAGGTATGCGTGAAATCCCATTGCACCTAATCCTAATGATCTTTCTCTTTCAGCAGAGTATTTTGCTTTGTTTAAATGATCTGGCGCATTGTCAATAAAGAATTGCAATACATTATCTAAATACTCTATCAGGTCTTCAACAATAGATGTATTTTCCCAGTCATCGTATTTTTCAATATTTAATGAACTTAAACAACAAACTGCACTTCTTTTAGAAGAAGTTGAAAGAAAAATTTCGTTACATAAATTTGAACCATGAATCTTTAATCCTAGATCTTTTTGAAATTCTGGTAAATGTTTGTTGGCCTCATCAATAAAACAAATATAAGGTTCACCTGTTCTAAATCTAACTTTAATGATTCTTTGCCATAGTTCTCTTGCGTCAACAGTATCTCTAATAGTTTTGTCGTGAGGATCAATTAAATTCCATTCCTTTCCTTCTACAACACATTTCATAAAATCTTCTTTAATGTTAACTGCATTATTTAAGTTAAAGCATTTTCTATTAGCATCGCCGCCCGTTGGTAATCGTATACTTAAGAATTCAATTATATCAGGATGTGAAACATCCATATAAGCTGCGTAGCTTCCTTTACGAGTCTTTCCTTGTCTATAAGCTGTCATATCACTGTCTGCAGTTTTCAAGAAAGGTATCGGACCGGGAGAAATAGAGCTGTTAGACCTAATATTACTCCAATGACCGCCAACTCCGCCACCTTTTACAGACATCCACCTTAACTCATTTGAATGACTAACAAGACCTTCAAGAGAATCATCTACATAACTCAAGAAACACGAGATAGGTAAACCTAACTCAGATCCGCCAGGCATTGGGGCATTTGACAAGATAGGCGATGAAAACATAAACCAACCTTTGGCTACGTATTCATAAATTCTTTGCGCAAGTGATAAGTCGTATTCTGATTTTGACTTATTATAAGAAAATGCAACCGCCGCCCTTGCAAAACTTTCTTGCGGTGACTCTTCGTGATCTTGCATATAATAATCTTCAAGCAATTTCTTCGAAAAGTCTGTTAAGTTGTCATCATAACCTGTATCAATAGTAATGCCACAGCATTCTTTTTTCATATTTTAACCCTTATTCTAATCTGAACTTCCTACTTTCCCGCTCTTTCTTTGTGAAAGTTGGGATAGATTTAAGTATTCATCTTCATCTATTTCAGAATATTGGTTATCACATTTAACTACAATAATTTGAACAGGAAGTTTCTGACCTTTTTTTATAATATACTCTTCATTACTAATGTTTACAAGATTAACAAATATTTCTCCTGTATAACCTTCATCAACTACTCCAGCTCTATACTTTAACGGTGTCTTTGTAATAGATCCTCTCTCTTTTATTAGAGAAACGTACCCTTTTGGTGTAAAAACATGAAGACCTGTGCTTATCATTACACCTTTAGAATCAGAAGATGAAGGCATCACAGAAATATTTTCTCCTGAGTTGTAAAGGTCTAATCCCGCACTTTCGCCGCCATAAGCAGGAACATAATCTTCAACATCATTGTCATCTAACACTTCATCTAATTTTTCATTACAGTAAATCTTAATCATCTTTTTTATTAACTTCTTTCCACTTTTCTCTAAGCTTTTCTTTCATTGAATTGTTATCTTGCGTCACTACTTCATTGAGCGACATTTCAGTATCATCTAATATTTCAAACTTTGATTTTGCTGTGTCTATGTTTATAGGGAATAATAGCCCATCACGACCAGCTCGATTCTTTGCTACAAAAATTCTCCCGCTTCCTGTTGACTTTTCCATAGGCTTTCTACTTATTGACAACACTACGTCAGCAACTTGCGCTTTAGCATATGATTCACCTAAATTCTCAAGACCTACAACGTCAGCTTTCGAAGAATCCTTGTTAGCCTGTGATGCTGTCCAAATTGGTATTTGTAGTTCAACAGCAAGATTCCTTAATTCTGTATATATTAACTTTAACTCGTGTCTTAAAGAATCATACGCCTTAGAAGATTTCATTACATCAGCATAATCAACTGTTACAAGACTTGGTTTGAAACCTTTTAACGTTAGCTTTTCAATATGATTTCTTAAAGTCATAACAGAGGCTGACCCTGTCGGGTATTCTTTAATAATAAGCTTTCCAAGCTCCATTTTGCTATATTTGTCGACAACCTCTGATTTTCTATCTATAATTTCATTGCTAGGTATATCACATAGATTTGAGTCGTATCGCTTACCTGTGTCATGTTCTGATAATTCGAATGTATAATGTATTACATTTTTACCTGCTCTCATAGCAGAACATCCCATTGCAACTAAGAAGTGAGATTTACCTACACCTGTATTTGCTGCTATAACACCCAACTCACCTCGGCCCAAACCTCCTCTAAGAATATCTTGTGAATCAATCTTGTCTAGTCCTGTTGGACAAACCTGCCTGTTTATCTGGACAAATCTAGCCTCGATATCATCGAAGAAATTGTGACCTGCAGTATTTGGCATACCAACTGAAATAGCTTCTTTCATTATGTTAAGAACAGATTCATACTTTTCAGTCTGTATTAACTCTACACTTTGTTCTAATGCGTCCTTGAAAGCTTGTCTTTTACAAAACTCTAATGATTTATCTTTAACATACTGCAAATCGCCTATGTCAGGATTCGTCTTCATACGATGTAGATATTCAATTATCTGATCTCTAAGAACATGATCCTTAGACTTCGACAAATCTTCTTTGATAATAGTAATAAGAATTGTAAGTGTTGGAAAAGTCTTATATTTTTCGTAATATGCAAAATACTTTGTGCACAAAAACGAAAGATACTTAAGATCAAAGTAGTCAGGTCTCATTACTTCAATCATTTGTGCTGACCACTGAATATCTGTCAGCATACTTTGAAAAACTTTTTCTTGAAAAGCTTTACCAAATTTAGAAAAGTTTCTGTTTTGACTCATTAAATATTGTTCCTTAATGATGATTTAATTGATATGAAAAATGAATGAATATCAAAGGTATTGAGGCCTTCTCTGTTCATAACTCTGTAAAGATCCATTTTGTTTATTTTATCTTCTTTGTTGTCTAGCTGGTAATTTATTTTTTTAATCTGGTCAGCGCTCAACATCATTGAATCCAAATACATTAATTTCCAGTTTTTTCTTATATTGGATTCACTTAATATTATATTATCAAAGAGCTTTATTTTACAACCAGAATTTACTTTATTTTGCGACTCATTAATAATATCATCAATTGTCACGTCTTCATACAGAGACAAAACAGGAAATCTCTTCGCCATACTTTTAAATCCAGCTCCTTTAGCACCTTTTAATCCATCACTTGGATCTCCAATAAAACATCTAGCTAAACAAAAATTCTGCGCAGATATGTTCCATTTTTCTATTACATATTTTTCATCAATCAATTGTTTCTTGTTAGGTGACCAAATTTTCGTGTTTTCATCTAAAAGCTGATAATAATCCTTGTCAGACGTTACTATTATTTTGTTTATATTTTGTTTCTTTGTTTTTACAAGATATGAAATTACATCGTCAGCTTCACAATCATTTACATAAATTTGCGTTACTGGCGTCTTATATAAAATCTCTACCAATGTTTTTAATTGATAGTTCCTGTTTTCTTCTGTGTCAGGTATATCTTTATAGTAATGACTTCTATTTAACCGCACAGGACGTCTACCATTTTTATAGTTCTTGTCAATAGCTCTTCTTCTTAACGAACCTCCCCCTTCCCAAGCTACAACTATTTTCTCAGGCTTAAACTTCCTTGCTAAATGATCTATGTTCCCTAAAAAACCAATTATCCCACCACAAAGCTGACCATTTAAACTCTTAGAAGGATTAGCAGCAAAATGCCGCATAAAAACATTCAACCCGTCTATGTAGATAATTGGCTTTTCATTCATCTACTTCAACATCTCAAATGCATCTTTATGTGTATCCATTACTTGTCTTGCAACTTCTTGCACTTCTGAATAACTCTCAGGATTAATAGCAGGATCTTCTGACTGATTCTTTCTAATCATTGCTTTCTCTAAGAGCATTTCAACATATTGACTGTATTCTGGATGATTGATAATTTCACGAAAGTCTGCTTTGTAAAACTTCTTTTCAATAATTTGTTCTCCATCATTATTGTAAACTTCTAAATGTTTCCATGCTCCATTTCCTCCGATTTCAATAGTATAACCATCAATTTCTTCTGAACCATGTTTTCTTAACAGGTCAAACATTTGCTCGTGCTCTCTGATTCCTTTACCAAAGTGTATTTCAAAATTGCAAGTTCTAAAAGGCGCTGAGACTTTATTTTTTATGGTTTTAGCTGAAACGTTTATACCAATCGGCTCTTTATCTTTATTCACAATTTGCGAACCGGCGCCGAGCTTTATCCTTACAGAACTGTGAAAGGGTATTGACATCATATTACTCCTCTACTTTCATAGAGGTATGGACTATATCTTCAAAAATCTTTTTATGTGAAATATTTTTTAAATCACTTGACCAATATCTTAAAACACTATAACCTTCATTCAAAATATCTTGTGTTTTTGTTTTATCATATTCCCATATTTTTTTTGCTGTTTTCTTTGACGGACCAATAATGTCATTTGCTTTATACTTTTTAGGATTAGCATGCCAATAATCACCATCAATCTCAACAATTAAATTATACGCTGGGATGTAAAAATCGCACTTATATCTTTTAACAGGTTTTTGTTTTTCATACTCAATATTGTTCATGTCAAGTATTAAAGCAAACAATCTTTCAGGCTTAGTATCTTTAGAGCTATTTGGAAGCTTATTTTTTTTAATCCAGCTTTCCATTTTTCTATCTGCAACTTCTTTACCAAATAGAATAGTCCATCTTTCATAATTTGACTTTTTCATCCAGTTTGTAGGTTGTCGCTTTCTAGCGTTCACATATTCTTCAGGATTTTTTTTATAAATTTTAGTCATTAATTCAGATTGTCTTTTTTTGTATTCTTTAGTACTGGTTGCTTTTTTAACTCTATTTTTCCTTTTAGTCTTAATCTCTTCTGAAGCGTATACTTTTTCTGTCATCTTTCGACAATTCTCTTTGTTTTCATTTGAATGACGCCAAGCGTTAAATCTATCAAAGTTTCCAAGAATTGCATTAGGATATTTCATTTTATATTCTTCAGTTGTTATTTCATGACGCCTTAGATGAGAATTTGTTATTGCTTTAAATTCTTTGCCACATATTTCACATTTAAACTTTTGTCCCGCGCTCATAGGTACTTTCTCCTTTTTATACTATATATTATGCAACGGCAAAGTCATACATAATTTCAATAAAAAGATTAGTCATACTAGTCTCTGAACCTTTAACCTGTCACCAGGAGACTTGGCTGCGAATTACCCAATCCTATATCTTTTTGAACATTCACGCTCGCAATTACTTGCCACGTTGTAGTGTTATAGGCTCTAAGGGCGTTCTCGCAATTCACGGGATGAATTTGCATTTTAGACTCTTACAAGGGAGGCAATCATTTCACCACCCGGAGTTGTATTGTGATTAACTTCATTACCTGCAAGATAACATTCGACATCAGGAACAGAAACGTCAACAACTTGCATTCGTTGTTCAACTTTGATTGCATCTTTTCTGTCTTTTGACTTAATCCACTCATTGTTAACAAGCGTCTTATGCACTGATGTTGTTTTAAGTCCTGATGGTAGCATATAATGTGTGTCGACAGCATTTTTAACAACAAAATTTGTCATGTCTTTATACCCATTTGGTGTATTAATTTTAATACCTAAATCTGATAGGTCGTACTCACATGGCGTTTCAAAGTCATCAATATTTAGCTGACTTGCGAGGTTTCTTAACGTTGTTTTAATTTTCATATTCTTCCTTTTTATTTAAAATTTTTATTAAAGTATTTTTTATTAAACATAGAGCTTTCATCAAACTCGACTTCTATTTCTGTATCTAAGTCTACACACGTAGGATCACCATACATAGTATTGTGAGAAAGTATACCATTTGAATAATAACTGTGTGTATCCTCTACTTCAATATCAGCTATTTCCATAGTATCTTCATTAAGCGCAACCCTACAAATGATTTCCTTATCTTGACTTTTAGCTACAAAACTATCAAAATTAGTTAATTCTATAGCTTCAATCCAAGCAAAATCGCATGTTTGATTGAGCTTTACCCAAAACTTATGCAAAGGTGATGTTTGAACTATTACTTCGTTAGTTTCTATATTAATTAGTTCATATGTTTTAGTTGATTCTTTTCTTACAATATGTTTAATATCTTTCCAGCAATTTTGTTTTTTATTAAAGTCATATGACTCTATTTCCCACCCGTTTACTCCAATTGGAACATTAAGCGGCATATTGTTAAAATCATATCCCATTTCTAAAAATAGATTACGTAATGTTAGTTGCATTTTTAATTTGTTCTCCTAATTTATTGAAAAATTCTTCATTGTTTTCGTTTATGTCTTTTTCCCAAACGTATATTAATTTATAGTTTTTATTTTTGGCATATTTCCTTTTCATATAGTCACGTCTTCTTGAATATTTTTGCCATTCATTTATCGGACCGTCTTTATACACTCTAGGATTGCAATGCCAATAATCTCCTTGCACTTCTAAGAGAATATTTGAATTTTTTATCATAAAATCAAATTCCCATTTAGAATTAATCTCTAAGCGTGACCATTGTTCGTATTGGATATTAATTTTATCAAGCAATTTTCTTACAAATGCTTCAGTTTTAGGCTCTTTCCCAGTTGATGAAATTACTGGTCTTATTCTAACATATTCAATATTTAATTTATTTAAAATGTTTTCAGTTTGTTTGAAACCTCTGCCTATTATGTTTGCAATATCCTTAAAATGAATTCTTTGAGAAGCTAAATCAATGATTTTTTCTGTTTCTATCATTCTTAAGTCTGAAGGTAGAAATTTAATTGTTTCAACTTTACAAATTTCTTCTTTAATTCTCGTATAAGACCTTGGCCCAATTCCAACTATTTCTCTTATTTCTTTATCTACAACATATTTTTTACTCCATAATTCTTGAAGTTTATCTAATTGTTCTTTTGTTGCTTTGTATTTATTAACATCACTAATTTTTTTTGCTTTTTCTTGTGTGCAAGGCTTAGAATTTCCTAGGGCAATTTTTGTTTTTGTCGAATTAGAGTGCTTCTTGCCAATACGATTGTTTCTAGCTTTTCCTGTGAGAGGTTTTCCTTTTCTGTAACTGTTGTCACATTTTACATTGCAAAATTTATTTTTTTTATACGAAAGTTTCTTAGGTATAAACTTTTCACAATATAAACACTTTTTTTCCGGCAAACTTTCTCTTTCACAAGACATACAAATTCCTCTTGGACTTTGAGCTTCTCTAGTAATATTACAAACTTTACATGTATATTTTATTCTTTTTTGACTCATGTTACCTCCTGTATATTACTATGTATATCTTAAGTGTCTAAACTAGGTTTGTAAAACTTGCTTTTTTCTGACATTGACAATAGTATCTGGGTGAACACAGCCTATCTTTATGCGAATCTGATTTAAGCAGACCATCAAAACTTTTTCATTCGCTATTACGCCTGTAATTTTACGCATACCTTTAGAGATAGCTCGTGCTTGAAGTCCAATGCTCTCTTTATCATAGTCACCTGTTAGCTCTGCTTTAGGCGAAGTAGCAGCTACTGAGTCCCAAATAATAGTCACAGGAACATCTTTATCCATAGCTTTTGCTTTAATAATAGTACTTTCAGCAATGGATAATACTTCTTCTGTGCAATGTGTATCAACATATACAAATCTCTTTGTTATATCAACACCCAGCATTTTAAGATTTTCTACAGATGTTGCATTCTCTGTGTCAATATAGACTACGATTCCGCCCATTTCTTGCGTTGACTTAGCAATCTGTGTAGCAATATGAGACTTTCCAATAGAAGGTGGTCCAAAGATTTCAACAATACGACCCTCAGGTAAACCACCATTTCTCCTATTCGAAATTATATAATCTAATTGCTTAGACCCCGTGCTTATCCATCTACTTACGTGAGTTGGTGACTCATCTGTGCTTAGATTATAAGCGACTCTTGTTCCTCTTTCTTTGTTGAGAGACTTAATAAGATCTGCTGTAAAGTCGTTTAACTGGACTTCTTCTTGCTTATCTTCTTTTTTGACTTTTTTAGCTTTTGCCATTTTATTTCCTTTTTAAGATTTATACTTTTATTATAATATATGCTTTCAATTTATACAAAAAAACCAGCGAAAGGCTGGCTTTAATGTTAGTAATTAATAATATATTACAGTGAGTCTAAATCAGCGAATGCATCATCTAGGCTTTTATATTTACCATTGATTGCGTCAGGAGAGTTTTCGTCTTTTTGAGATCCGCCTCTAACAGTTTCTTGTTTAGCTGAATCGTCGTCATCACCATTAAGCCACTCGTTAATAATACCTTCAAGCTCTTCGTAAGATTTAAGTTCAAAAATATCATTAACATCAGGAATATTATCAAGCCATTGCTTTGACTTTGCTGAATCTTCTGATAGTGTTGTGTCCTTTCCACGAGGTCTTACATCTGTTGTTGCCCACTGTTGTCCTGGGTTCTTTTGACAACTAATTCTTACATCTCTTCCTTCAAGAGGGTCTGTAATATCGCCGTAATCTTCATCGAGCATATAGTTAAGAAGTGATTGATAGACTGTTTTGCCAAATGCCCATAATCTAACACCTTTTTCTTCTTCACCTCTAACAATAACTGGAGCATAACATCTCAT